AATCAATCTGCAAGATTCAGAACTGGTACTAAACAATTTACATTAATTGATAACCCTGCTGGTAATAAAACAACTTCTGTTTCATACGGTGATGCAGACTTTACAGCAAGCGGAACATTGGTTAGTAGAACTCAATCTATTGTTACAACTCAGAATATTGTACAGACCGTTCAACCTAGAATCAGATTTGTTGACCCATTAGCTCAATCATTCTTGGTAGATAAAAATGGTGGTTTGTTTGTAACAAGCATAGATGTATTCTTTGCTTCAAAGGACCAATCTGTTCCTGTTACATTGGAAATCCGCGAAATGGTTAATGGATATCCTGGTAGAACAGTTGTTCCTAATGGTAGAGTATTGTTGAAACCTTCTCAAGTCAATGTTTCATCTAATGCAACATTGAATACTAGATTCACATTTGCAAATCCTGTGTATTTAATGGAAGGCCAAGAGTATTGCTTTGTATTATTATCAAATTGTAACAATTACAATGTCTTTATTGGTACAATGGGTGAGAAAGTTGTTAACTCAAATGCTTATATCACCAAGCAACCTTATGTTGGTGTGTTATTCAAATCACAGAATAACTCTACTTGGACAGCAGATCAAAATTCAGATATGAAGTTTGTGATTAATATTGCAAAATTCCAAACTGGTGTTGCTGGTATAGCTAAATTTGAGAATGGATATCCACAAGCTATTACACTAGGTAATAATCCAATTACTTCTGTATCTGGTAGCAATACACTGACTGTGAATTTTAAAAATCACGGGTTAATTACTGGTGCTCTTGTTTCAGTTAGTGGAATAGGTACAGCTCCTGGTATTCCGGTTGGTGAATTAAATACTCAGAAAGAAGTTACTGTTATTGATAATGATAATTTCACTATTCAGACTACAACTAATGCGAACACCTATGGTACATTCGGTGGTAATACTGTAGTTTGTACTAAGAGTGTTATTATAAACACCATGCAACCAGTCGCAGAGCATCTAGTGTTTGAAGGAACTGATGTGAACTGGACTTACCAAGGTATCACTGGTAAATCATTAGATGGTATTGAAACACCTTATTTGCAGACAGATGCATTTAGTGTACCAGTAAATAGAAATACAGATCTACCGTTCCCATTAATGATTGCTAATCAGATTGATGAACAAGCAAAAATTACAGGTAAATCTGGAACAATTACCGCAAATATGATCACATATAATGAAAATATTTCTCCGGTTATTGACCTAGATAGAATCGGTTTAATTACAGTACACAACAGAATCAATAGTCCAGTTACAGTTTCTGAACTGAATAGTACAGGTGGTAATGCCGAAGCAAGATATATCACTAATGTAGTTGGTTTATCTGAATCTGCAAATTCATTGAAGGTATTCCTAGATGTGAATAAACCACAGAATGCTGACATAAAAGTATTCTATCGTGTAGGTAATAGTACAGAGGAAGTTAACATTAAATCTTGGAATGAACTTACAACTATTAGAGCTTTAACAACTGTTGATTTAACAACATTTGTAGAAGCAGAATATGGAGTTGACAATTTACCAAACTTTGGTTTCTACCAGTTTAAGATTGTTTTATTATCAGAATCTTCATCTGTGATTCCAAGAGTTAAACGGTTACGTGGTCTGGCTTTAGGTACTTAATATGATTACATTACAAAAAGTTGAAGGGTATTCTGGGTTGCGCAGAGATGCGCAATCCGGCGCCATATTTAAGACAAAAGTGCTTTAATGATGGCAAGACAAAGGAAACAAGCTATTCTTGCAGAAAAACAGAAAGTGACTCATTTGGAAAATGAGGTTGCAGAATTAAAAGCACTGGTCCAACATCTAATGAAGGAATCCAAATAATGAGTGGTCAAGTATTAACCCCAAGAGATTCATTTAGACAATGGTATGAAAAAATCAATACCATTGTTACAGGTCAAGATTTCGGCAGTACAGGTTTTTATTATGATCCATCACAGGATGATGGTTTAACTGTTACTGTTCTATCTGGTAATGTGAGATCAGGTTCTGTAGTTGAAATGTTACCGGATTCAACATTTACATTACAACCAAGTGTGATTTCTGTTCTTTGTGTATATAAGGGAATTGGTCAACCAGCAGAATTTAGAGTCTATAATGTTGGACAACTTCCTGAATATGATGTAATTCCTTTATGGTCATTCAATACCTCAAACGTTGGAGTTGTTGAATATTCAGATTTGAGAACCGCATTTGTTATGTCTGGTTCTGGTACACAACAACGTGGTATCCTATTCATGGATAAAACCATTGACCAGGATTATGTTGTAGATGGTAATAAAAATGCACTTTCTGTTGGACCTATTACTGTTCTTGAAGGTGTCACGGTTACTGTTGATGGTTCATCTGAATGGGTGGTGGTATAATGAATAGGGTAGGATTTGCAGAATATTGTTTACGTAGATTGGGTAAACCTGTTATTAATATCAATGTGTCCCCCGAACAAGTTGAAGATCGAATAGATGAAGCAATTAAAACTTGGCACGAAAAACACTTTGATGCTACAGAAAAATCATGGGTAGCATACAGATTAACAGAACAAGATGTTCTAAATGGATATATCACCTTACCTAATGATATCCACATAGTTGATCAGATGATTCCTATGTCTACTATCTATAAGGAGTATGGTTCAGATAGTTTGTTCAGTTATCGTTACCAGTTTATGATACAAAATATCTCACCTTTTCAGCCACTCGATATGCTGAATTATTATTTAACAATGTCTAATATAAACGAAGTTAATGACATGGTTAATACGACCGAAAGGTTTGAATTTACAAAACATAAAAATAAATTGTCAATCTATCGTGGTTTGGAAAACATGAGAGAAGGTGATTTAATTTGTTTTCATGTATATAAGAAAATCGACCCAAATGTAGATGAAGCTGCATGGGAAGATAAGTGGTTGAGGCAGTATGCTACAGCTCTGATTAAACAACAATTTGGTCAGAATATGAAGAAACATGGTGAAATTCAGTTGTTAGGTGGCATTACTGTTAATGGTCAACAGATATTTGATGAAGCCACACAAGAAATCCAACAGTTAGAAGAACAATTAAGAGAACAGTACGAGGAGCCAGTGAGCTTTTTCATCGGCTAGAAAAAAGGGGAGTTTAACTCCCCCTTTGTTTTAGAATGTAAAGAATCCCATTTCTGAAGCAATACCCATATAACCACCATATTTGTTTAACCATGGTTTGATGTCGAATGCTACTGTCCAGCGGTTCCACTCTGGAACATAAAACACGATATAATCAACTGTGTTTATATCATTTTCGTTAAAATATTCTTTTAATTTCTTAGAAACTTCTTCTGCAACTTTTTCTGCTCTTGCTTCTGTTGCATAGTTCTTGCATGGGTTTTTGTTATCTTTGCGGTAATCTTCAACACGAGCGATTAAATTTTTGATTAAGTTCATAATATATTTCCTTTCGGTAAATTTCACAAGTTGTGTTTCTATGTGGGTTATTATAACACGACAAATTTACTTGTCTACACTTTTCTTCAAAAAATTTAAAATATTTTTCTGACTAAATAGGTTTAATAAGTCTGTAATCGGAATTGAAAATGGCTCTTAATCCATACCACAACCACTACGTTTCTGTAAATGAACAAAACTTGACAGATTCCTTGATAATTGAAGCTATTCAATTTAAAGGTGTTGAAGTTAAATATATGCCAAGAACTCATAACAACTATAATTCGTTGTTAGGTGAGGATCCAACATCTTCGTTTGAATCTTGTACGGTTATTGAAATGTATCCAGCAGAAGTTAATGGATTCGGTGGCGATGGTGAATTGATGTCAAAATTCGGTCTTGAGATTAAAGATACTGCAACATTTATAGTTAATAAGACAAGATTTAAACAAGAATTTCCTAACATGATTAGGCCACGTGAAGGCGATTTACTGTTTATGCCTTATACGAACGCAATTCTTGAAATTAAATTTGTTAATCATGAAAGTCCTTTCTTCCAACAAGGAAGACAGTATGTATATGAACTTAAGGTGGAGACATTTGAATTGAGTCATGAAAATGTTGCAACTGGTGATGTAGGAATAGATGATTTATTTGACGGAATTTTAAATTTTGACTCTGCAACAGAAACAGAACCATTTGGTGATAATCAAGACATTACAGATGAATATGAACCAAAAACTTCTTTTGACCCTGCTAATCCATTTGGAGTGAATTAATATGTCTGTATTAACTAATCATTTTTATCATAAGACAATCACTCTTTATACTGGCGTGTTTGGTTCAATTTTCAATGAGATTAAAATTAAACGTGAAGAAGGTAAAATAATTCTTGTTCCTATTGCATACTCAGCTAAACAAAAATATGACGTAAGAAATGAACAAAATCCGGATCCAAATAAAGTCAGATACAAGATGCAATTGCCTAGAATGGGATTTAGGTTAATTGGTCTTCGTAAAGATAATGAGCGAATTACAAATAAGATGCACAGAATTCGTGCAAATTATGATTTGTCGCAGGATGGGGTTGAAGCTCAATATAATCGTGTACCATTTACATTTCAATATGAGTTGAACTTAAAAACAAAAACATTAGATGATATGTTTCAACTAATTGAACAAATTCTGGTCTATTTCAATCCAGCCCTACGTGTTAATGTTTTAGATAATCCAGACCTTGGTGCAGATTCAGCTATCCATGTCAAGTTAATTGATTCTGGATTAGATTCTATGTTTGAAGGTAGTTTTGAAATGGAACAAGTTATCGAAACTACAATGCAATTTGAATTAGAGGGTTGGTTATACATGCCAACAAATAATGTAAAAGTAATTAAACAAATTAATCTGAATTATTATGATATGAATAAACCTGATGTTCTATTGGATTCGCAGGTTATCACGGAGTAAATAATGTCAAAAACAAATTTTGAAGCAAGGTTGGATAAAATTATAAGTGCAGAAGGGGATATTTCTGCAGCATTGGATGAACTTGATACAGAAGAGTCTAGACAATTACCAGATACAGTTGAATTTGAATCTGTACCATCTGTCATTGAAGAAAGTGAAACAATAACAAAAGATGCAGTAGATGATTACAAATTCACCAGAAATGTTCTTTATGGTCTAATTAACCGTGGTGCTGTTGCATTGGAAGGTTCTCTAATGATTGCCAGAGAATCTGAACATCCAAGAGCATATGAAGTATCAGCAAATATAATGAAAACATTGGCAGAAATGTCCAAAGATTTGCTAACATTACAAGAATCAATTAAACCTAAAACAAAACTCAATTTTGGTAAACAGATTAATGTACAAAATAATTTTTCTGGTGAACAAAAAGAATTAGCAACATCTAAAGACATTAGTGATATGTTGGATAACTTATAATGAATGATTATCCTTTTGATATAGCAGATTTCATTAGAAACAATAAGGAATTAGTTAAAAAATTCCTGAAAAAGAATACGATGAAATTAAAAGTTCCGGATTTTATTACTGATAAAGAACATTATTATCAGAATAACCCAATGATCATTCGTGCAGGCTGTAACTTTGAATATTCTGATTTACAAAAATTGGAATATATTAAATGTATGAAAGATGTTGTTTATTTCACTAGAAAATATATCCGTATTATTTCTATTGATGATGGTATCATTCCTTTTAATTTGTATCCATTTCAAGAAGAATTACTGGAAATATATCAAAAGAGCAGATTTGTTATATCAATGCAATGCCGACAATCGGGAAAAACACAAACAACTGCTGCATTTATACTTCATTTTATTACATTTGTTCCATCAAAGACTGTTGCAATATTAGCAAACAAAGCTGCACAAGCTAGGGAAATTCTACAACGTATTCAAATGTCTTATGAATCATTGCCTGTTTTTCTTAAACGCGGTGTTAGGACATATAACAAAGGTTCAATGAAATTTGATAATTTGTCAGAAGCATTTTGTGCAGCATCTAGTTCAAGTTCGATTCGTGGTCGTTCAATTTCCTTACTCTATATCGACGAAGCGGCTTTTTTAAAGAATGATATGGAATTCTATGAATCAACATATCCTACTGTTTCATCTGGTAAAGAATCAAGAGTTATTATTACTTCAACTCCAAACGGTTCAAGGGGTTTATTCTATAAATTATGGATTGAATCAATTGCTGGTATTAATATGTTCGCTAGAATGGAAGTACCTTGGTTTAAAGTACCAGGTAGAGATGAAAAGTGGAAACAAGAACAGATAGCAAATACGTCACCAGAACAGTTTAACCAAGAACACGGACTCATTTTCCGTGGTAGTCAAAATTCATTATTGAGTGCTGATACACTAGCTGAACTCGCTGTTCATAAAGTAATAGAAAAACACGGTGATTTAAAAATCTACGCCCAACCACAGAAAGAACATCAATATTTTATCACCGTTGATACATCAAGAGGTTTAGGCAAAGATTATTCTGCTTTTATTGTTTTTGATATTACAAAATCGCCTTATGAAATTGTAGCTGTATACAAAAACAATAGAATATCACCTATGGTTTACCCACAAGTTATTAGGTCTATTGCGGACAAGTACAACAAAGCATATGTTCTTGTAGAGATTAATGATATAGGTGAACAGGTAGCAAATATCCTTTATTATGATTTTGAATACGAAAACCTATTGATGTGTTATACAGACAAGAATTACCAGACTATTGGATTCATTAAAGATGCCAAGATGGGTATCCGTACTACTGTACAGACAAAATCTATTGGTTGTTCTACAGTAAAAACAATGGTAGAAACGGGGAAACTTGTACTAAAAGATGAAGATACAATAGGTGAATTTGGTACTTTTGTTCCTAAAGGAAAATCTTATGAAGCGGATTCAGGCGCAAATGATGACTTGGTTATGTGTTGTGTGATATTTGCATGGGCATCTGTTCAAGATTATTTCATTGATTTGATTAATAGGGATATCAGAAAGGATATCAGAGAACATTTAATGGACGAAGTGATGGAAGACATTTTACCATTTGGATTTATTGATGATGGAATTTATGAATTTACTGGAATTGAAGAACCTAGAACTGATTCATGGGGAGTAATAGGTTAACAGAAAATCTAAATAATCAAGGTATTTTATTTTAACCATAAGAGGAATCAAACATGGCATTATCACCTGGTGTGATTTCAGTTGAAAAAGATTTGACTTTTAATATTCAGAGTATTACTTCAAATGCTGCTGGATATGTAGGTCTATTCAACTGGGGTCCTGCTGAACAGATCGTTCAGATTACCACAAACGAAGGGGAATTAGCTCAGAGATTTGGACAACCAGACTCTGTAACATCTCCATTTTTCCACGCAGCTGCTAACTATTTACTGTACAGTGTACCGTTAAATGTAGTGCGTGCAATTGACCCATTAGCAACGAATGCTATCGCTTCAGATGCTTCTGTAGCAAATATTGATGCTCCATTAGTTAAAAATGAAGCAGAATATGAAAATGGTACTTTTACCGGTATTTCATTCATGGGTAAATATCCTGGTGAATTGGGTAACAGTTTAAAAGTATCTGTAGCAAACTCTGCAGGTTTTACCTCTTGGACTTATGCTAGCTTATTTGATTATGCACCAGCCAATACTTCAACTTTTAACGTTGTTGTTATTGATGAAGATGGTGTGTTGACAGGTACTGCTGGTTCAGTTGTTGAACGATATGAGCTGATGAACCTAACAGAAGGCAGTAAGAAAACTGATGGAACAAGTGCATACTTACCAGAAGTGTTGAAAAACCAATCTCAGTTTATTGTTGTTGGTGATCAATCTGCAATCACTTTAACTTCTGGTACTTATGAAGTGTCATTAGTTGATGGTGTTGATGGAAATGACATCGGTACAGCAGACTTTATTTCATGTTGGGATTTATTTGATGATGTTGATGCAGTAGAGTTAGTTCGTGTATTCACATCGTTTAACCCTACAAATGGTATTGTTCGTGCTATTGATGTATGTGATAACAGATTGGATGCAGTAGCGTTCAATGCTCCTACATTATCTGACGTATATAATAATCCAGATCGTGTAACAGACATTAAAGCATACTTCGAAACAACCATTAATAAACCATCTAGTTATGCATTCAACGTTGATAACTGGAAACTGGTTTATGACAAATATAACGACAAAAACATCTGGATTCCTTGTGATTCTGATGCGGCTGGTTTACATGCACGTGTATTTGTTCAAGCAGAGCCTTGGTTCTCTCCAGCAGGTTTGAATCGCGGACAACTGAAGAATGTTATCAAACTGGCTTGGTCATCTAACAAAGCTCAACGCGATGTTCTATATCCAAGTTCAATCAACAGTATTGTGGCATTTGCTGGCGAAGGTACTGTGTTGTATGGTGATAAAACTGCTCTACGTGCACCTAGTGCATTTAGTCGTATCAACGTGCGTACATTGTTCATTGTAATCAAGAAAGCAATCTCACGTGCTGCCCGGTATCAATTATTTGAGCTGAATGATTTTATCACTCAATCATTATTCCGCAATGCTACAGACCGGTATTTGGAAGATATTAAGGCACGTAGAGGTATCTACGACAAACGTGTTGTTTGTGACAGTACAAATAATACTCCACAGGTAATCGACAGCAATGAATTTGTTGGTGACATTCTGGTTAAACCAGCTCGGTCAATCAATACAATCAGACTGAATTTTGTGGCTGTAGGTACAGGTGTGAGCTTCGAGGAAATCGAGGGAGCATAAGCTCCCTTGTATAAATAATGTTATTGGATTCTTAGAGGATTACATTCATGTCTATTGCTCAATTTAAAGCAGCTCTTAAAGGTGGTGGTGCACGTGCTAACCGCTTTGAAGTGTTGATTAATTTTCCGGCTTTTGCCGCTGGTGCAGAAACAATTAGAAAAACCCCATTTCTTTGTTCATCTGCACAATTACCAGGTTCTACTGTAGGTGTTATTGAACAACCATTCCGTGGTCGTGTTTTAAAACTTGCTGGTGACCGTATCTATGATGAATGGGAAGTTACATTTGTCAACGATACAGACTTTGATATCCGTAACGCTATGGAAAGATGGCATAATGGTATCAATGCTTATAACTCAAACACAGGTTTTACTTCTCCAGATGAATATATGTCAGAAGTGATTGTATATCAATTGGACAGTAATAATAACAGAATCAAGGAATACACTTTACGTATGGCTTGGCCTACTGTTGTTGCTCCGATTGAAGTTGGTCAGGACCAAACTGACCAAATTGAGTTATTCAGTGTTACATTTGCATACAGTGACATTTCTAACGGAAATAGCAACTAAGGAATAAATAATGAAATCATTTTCTACATTTATCAACGAGTCAAATCAACAAAATAATAATCAATTAGATGAATCTTTTAAAGGAAGAAAGGTAGAACTTACTTCAGGTAAAGACAAAGTCAGAATTGGTGTTATGGATTCTATTCTAGTTGTTTATATTAACAATAATATGGTCATTGTTGATAATCCAGAAGAATATAAGAAAGCAATAACTTTCTTTAAGTCGATATAAATAGTTAGGTGGAGAATATTCTCCACCTTCTTTTAGAGGATAATAACTTCAATGGCAATGTTTGACTGGCTAAAAAGTAAAAAAGTAGCAGATGAACCATCTGAGGCTCAACTGACTAACCAAATAGCTACTTCTTTTGATGATGGTGCACTTAATCTTGAGAATGCTGTTAATAACTTCATTTTGAATTTTGACTGGACGGCAAATTCACAAGCTGAGTTACTTGACAAATATCGCGAAATAGCAAATTACAATGAAGTAGACTATGCCATTGAAGATATTATTAATGAGATGGTTTCATTCTCAGAAGATGAAGCTCCTGTGACTTTAAATCTTGATGAATTAGACTTATCCGACTCAGTTAAAGAAAAAATACATGAAAAATGGGAAAAGATATGTGACCTATTAGCTTTAAAGGACACTATCCACACCAGAGCAAGACAATTTTACACTGATGGTCGGTTAGCATATCAAAAAGTTGTTGATAAAAATAAAGCTAAACAAGGTTTATTGGCAATTATTGAATTAGACCCAAGATATGTGACAAAAGTTCGTAATGTACAATATTCTTCTGATAATAAAACTATTGCATCTATTGAAGAATATTATGTATACGATGAAAAGATTAAAACAGAAACAGATAAATCAAAACAGAATAAAGCTCAAGTTAATTATAAACCAGCTTTACAATTAGCAAAAGAATCTATCACTTATGTTACATCTGGATTAATTGACCCTAAAACTGGTTATGCTGTAAGTTGGTTACATAAAGCCGTTAAACCTGCTAACCAATTACGTATGATGGAAAACTCTTTAGTTATCTATCGTATTACTCGTGCACCAGAGCGTCGTGTTTTTTATGTTGATGTTGGTAATTTACCTAAATCAAAAGCAGAAAATTACCTAAATAATCTGAAAAACTCATATAGAAACAGAATGACTTATGACCCTGAAAATGGTTCATTTAAAGATGCTCGTCATTTAATGACTATGCAAGAGGATTTCTGGTTACCTCGTACTAGTGATGGCAAAGGTACGGAAGTGTCTACATTACCAGGTGGTG